GCAGAACTATCCCTGAACGAACAGATGATTGAGGAAGGATATGCTTGGGCATATGATGGAGGAACCAAGCAAAAGAACTTTGAAGAACTTAGAGAAATTCGTAGAGAAAAAGGAACACTAGTATGAAATTTTTATTCGCTTTACTTGCTACAATTTTTTTCGCTGCTCCAGCATGGGCAGTGGATGTTCAAATGGGATCAGGTGGAAACTTGATCTTTGACCCTGCAGATGTTACAATTGATGCAGGTGATTCAATTCATTTTGTAAACAATATGCTCCCACCACACAATGTTGTGGTAGAGGATCACCCAGAACTTTCCCACGAGGCATTAGCGATGATGCCTGGTGAAGAGTTTGATGTAACTTTCCCAGAGTCTGGGGATTATACATACTGGTGCGGTCCTCATAAGGGCGCTGGTATGATCGGTACAGTACACGTAAATTAATTCAAACATGGCTTTCAATATTACTCTTCGCTCCCCCGATGGGACAGAAAACACAATCGAAGTTGCATCTGATGAGTATAT